ACGAAGAAACCGCCCGCGCCGCGACCGCGAGCAACAGCCGCGGGTATCCGTTTCAAATGCAGCAGGACCTACTTGAGCGTGGCGAATGGGACGAGACCGGTGCGCGCTACGCGAAACTGGCGAGGCCAGCTGGCGCGAAAGGTGGATCTCGTCGCAAACCATGAAGAAGAAGGCCCGGAAGCCCCCGCCTCGGCGCCGCCGCGCCACACCCAAGGTGCCCGACCCGCCGGCCGAGCCGACGCTCCCGCCCGGCCTCAACGAGGCGCAGCACGCCTTCTGCCTCGAGTACCTCGCCAACGGCTTCAACGCGAGCGCGGCCTACAAGGCCGCCTACGGCGTCGACCACGATCCGACGGCGCGCACGAACGGTCACCGGCTGCTAACAAATGCTGACGTCAAGGCCTTCGTCGCCCGGCAGCTCGAGCAGCGCTGGACTGCCGCGCAGATGAGCGCCGACGAGGCGCTCGCCCTGGTCGCGAGTGACGCGCGCGCCGACGTCCGCGTCCTCTACGACGAGAAGGGGAAGCTCCTGCCGGTGCAGGACTGGCCCGACGCGATCGCCTGCAGCGTCGAGAGCATCGAGGAGAAACCCGACGGCTCCTTCAAGGTGAAGCTGACGTCGAAGCTCGCGGCGCGTCGGATGATCCTCGAGGTCCACCGCAGACTGAAGGCGCCCGGCGAGAGCGATACCGCCGACGCCCTGGCGGCGCTGCTCGCGCGCCACTACAAACCGGAACCGTGAACGACTTCCAGAAGGCGCGCGCCGTGCTCGAGCGCTGGATGCGCGACCCGGTCGCGATGGTCGTCGAGGAGCTCGGCGTCGAGCCCGACCTCTTCCAGGTCGACCTGCTGCGCTCCTACGCCAGGCCCGACATCAACCGCATCGCGCTCAAAAGCTGCAAGGGCCCGGGCAAGACGGCCGGCCTCGCCTGGTGCGCGCTGAACTTCCTCGTTACCCGCGGCCTGCTGTTCCCCGACAAGAACACGAAGATCGGTGCCACCTCGATCACCGGCGACAACATCGACGCGAACCTCTGGCCCGAGATGGACAAGTGGATCCAGCGGTCCGAGTTCCTGAAGGGCACGCTGCGCTGGACGGCGTCGAAGGTGTTCCTCAAGACGCGACCGACGCAGGTCTTCGCCGAACGGCGCACCTGGGCGAAGCGCGCGAACGCGGAAGAGCAGGCGGATGCGCTGGCCGGCCTGCACGCCGACTTCGTGATGTTCCTCCTCGACGAGTCCGGCGGCATCGCCCAGGCCGTGATGGTCACCGCGGAAGCCGTGCTCGCGACCGAAGGGCAGCAGGCGAAGATCATCCAGGCCGGCAACCCGACGCACGTCACCGGCCCGCTGCACCGCGCGTGCACGCAGGACCGTGACCTGTGGCATGTCATCACCATCACCGGCGACCCCGACAACCCGCGGCGCTCGAAGCGCATCTCGCTGCAGTGGGCACGCGACCAGATTCGTCAGTACGGGCGCGACAACCCGTGGGTCCTCGTCAACGTGTTCGGCGAGTTCCCGCCGGCTTCGATCGACGCGCTGCTCGGCGTCGAGGAGGTCGAGGCGGCGATGGCGCGCCACCTCACGCCTGATCGCTACAACTGGGCGCAGAAGCGGCTCGGCATCGACGTCGCGCGCTTCGGCGACGACCTGACGGTCATCTTCCCGCGCCAGGGCCGTGCGGCCTTCCGGCCGCGGGCCATGCGCCACGCGCGGAACAGCGCGGCGTCCGTCGACATTGCGACCGCCATCATCCGCGCCAAAACGAGCTGGCTGTCAGAAGTCGAGTTCATCGATGCGACCGGCGGCTGGGCGGCCGGCGCCCGGGACGTGATGCTCGATGGCGGGTATCCGGTGCACGAAGTCCAGTTCGCGGCGCCGGCGCTCGATCAGCGCTACAAGAACCGCCGGGCGGAGATGTGGCTCGGCATGGCGAAGTGGGTGCAGAACGGCGGCGCGCTGCCGAACATGCCTGAGCTCGTCCCCGAGCTCACCGTCCCGACCTACACCTTCCGCAACGGGCAGTTCGTCCTCGAGGAGAAGGAGCAGATCAAGGAGCGGCTCGGCCGCTCGCCGAACTACGCCGACGCGCTGGCCACGACCTTCGCGCTGCCCGAGATGCCGGCGGCGCTCATCACCAGCCTGCGCACGAGCGGCCATGCCGAGCACGACGGCGACCCGTTCCCGAGCGCTGATCGCGACGGGGACCCGTGGAAATGAATACAACTGGTGCAGAGACAGGAGGCGTGATGGAGACGGCCCGCGACAAAGCGATTCGCTTACTGCTCGACCTGATGGACACGGCGGCGCCGACGCGCGAGGACGCCACCGCGATCATCGACGCGATCCTCGAGGCGGCGCGCGCGCCGGAGTCGGCGCACACGCGCGCGGTCAGCGAGGCTCAGGCAAACGACCCACGCCGATGATCATCCGCCCCGCAACCCTCGAGGACAGCGCGGCCGTCTGCCGGATGGCCATCCGCTTCCTCGAGGAGACGCCCTACGGCGAGCTCGTCACCCCGAACGAGGTCAAGATCGCGCAACTGATGCTGCAGTGCCTCGACCTGGGCGTCATCTACGTCGCCGAGCTCGAGGACGCGCCGCCACACACGCTCGTCGGCTTCCTCGCGCTCGTCGCGCTCGCGCACCCGGTCAGCGGCGACCCCTTCGCCGAGGAGCTCGCCTGGTGGGTCCAGCCCGAGGCGCGGCATCTCTCCGTCGGGCCGCGGCTCTTGGCGCACGGCGAGCGCTGGGCGATCGCGCACGCGCTCCGCATGCTCAAGATGGTGGCGCCGGCCGCGTCGTCGGTCGGCGGCTTCTACGAGCGCCGCGGCTACCGCCTGGTCGAGCTCACCTACTGCAAGACGCTTCTGGGGAGCTCGGCACCTCAACCGGAATAATCATGTAGACCATTCGCCCGAGGTTGTCTTACCCTACCCCGAGTCGTAGCGCACGGCGACGCCACCGCCCCTAGCGCTTGTAGCACCTCTTCCCACTGAGGTTAGGCGGTGGCCCTGTTCGGTTCGCCCCAACTCGTGCAGCCAGGCCAGCCGTTGAGGCGTCCTGGCGCTCCCGTCCTCGCCCCCGGTCCCACGGGCCTTGCCGCGCAGATTGGCCGCCCGAACCCCAACGCGGAGCAAACGACGCTGCTCGGGCAAGCCCCGGACACCGCGCGCGCGCGCTCGGATGCGACGAGCGAGGCGATCAAGGCCGCGCAGCGCCAGCGGAAGAAGGCCGCGGCCGGCGGCCGCACGATCGTCACCGGTCAGCCGGTCGGCGCCGGCATCAACCCCTCCGCCGTCTTCGCACCACGCACGCTCCTCGGTGGCGGAGGCTACTGAGTGCCGGACGCGTTTTACGACACCGGCAACGTCAAGGACCGCATCACCAGGCTCGACACCCTCGCCGCGTCGCTGAAACAGGAGCGCAGCACCTTCGAGAACCACTGGCGCGAGCTCGGCGACTACCTCGTGCCGCGGCGCACACGCTTCTGGGTGAGTGATCGCAACAAGGGCGACAAGCGCAACCAGAACATCATCGACTCGACCGGGCGCTTTGCCGCGCGCACGCTGCAGAGCGGCCTGCACGCCGGCGTGACCTCGCCGGCGCGCCCCTGGATGCGCCTCTCGACGCCGGATCCCGATCTGGCCAAGCACCAGCCGGTGAAGGAATGGCTGCACGACGTCACGCAGCGCATGCTCACGGTCTTCGCGCAGACGAATCTCTACAACGTCCTGCCGATCGTCTACGGCGACATGGGTGTCTTCGCCACCGGCTGCATGTCGCTGGTCGAAGACACGCGCGACCTGTTCCGCTGCTATCCGTACCCGATCGGCAGCTACTCGCTCGGGCTCGACGAGCGCTGCGTCGCGGCGACGTTCGTGCGCGACTACGAGCTGACCGTCCGCCAGGTGGTGCGCGAGTTCGGCCGGCAGCCGAACGGCGACATCGACTGGTCGAAGCTCTCGCGCACCGTCAAGAACCTGTGGGCGAAAGGCGAATACGAGAGTCCGGTCGCCCTCTGCTGGATCACGCTGCCCAACGAGGGCGCCCGGAAGGACCGCCTCGAGGCGAAATACCTGCCCTGGTCGAGTTGCCACTTCGAGCGCGGCGGTGACGGCGACAAGTTCCTGCGCGAGTCGGGCTTCCGCTCGTTCCCGATTCTCGCGCCGCGCTGGGACATCACCGGCGAGGACAGCTACGGCACCGACTCGCCCGGCATGGTCGCGCTCGGCGACATCAAGCAGCTGCAGGTGATGCAGCGCCGGAAGGGCCAGGCGATCTGGAAGATGATCGACCCGCCGCTGCAGGCGCCGGTCGAACTGCGCACGCAGAAGACCTCGCTCCTGCCCGGCGACATCACCTACGTCAACGTGCGCGAGCAGCACCAGGGCGTCCGCTCGCTGCACGAAGTCACGCTGAACATCCAGCATCTCGCCGAGGACATCTACGAGACGCAGTCGCGGATCAAGACGGCCTTCTACGAGGACCTCTTCCGCATGCTCTCGATGGACAACCCGGCGCGCGGCGCCCAGCCGATCACCGCGCGCGAAGTCGAAGAGCGCCACGAAGAGAAGCTCGTCGTCCTCGGACCGGTGCTCGAGCGGCTGAACGACGAGCTCCTCGAGCCGCTCGTCGACCGCGTCTACATGCTGATGGACGCGGCGCACCTCATCCCGCCGGCGCCGGCGGAGCTCGAGGGCGTCGACCTGAAGGTCGAGTACACCAGCATCCTGCACGAAGCGCAGAAGCTCGTGAGCCTCGGCGCACTCGATCGGTTCGTCATGTCGGCCGGCCAGGTCATCGCCGCGGATCCGTCCGCACGGCACAAGGTCAACAGCCAGGAGGTCATCAACACCTACGGCGAGATCCTCGCGGTGAACCCGAAGATCATCCGCTCGGATGAGGAAGCCGCCGATCTCGCGAATCAGGAAGCCCAGGCGCAGCAGCAGGCGATGCAGGCCGAGCAGGCCGCGAAGCTCGCCGGCGCCGTGAAGGATGCCGGCACGACGCCGATGGGCGGGGACACCGCGCTCGATCGGCTCGTCGGCGCGGCCGCGGGAGCCAGCATCCAGTGAGCCCGAACCGGAAGCCGTATCGCCGGCCGCAAGGCGTGACGTTGCCGCCACCACGCGTCGGGGCAACCGGAGCGACGGGGCCCGCCGGACCTGCCGGGCCGGCCGGACCTGCCGGACCTGCCGGGCCCGCGCCCGCGGGCACCGGCTACGTCACCGTCACCGGCGGCGTGCTCAACGTGCCGAGCGCGGCGATTCCGCAAGCCGACATCACCGGCCTCGTCGCAGCGCTGGCGGCGAAGGAAGCGACCGCGAACAAAAACGCCGCGAGCGGCTACGCCGGCCTCGACGCCAGCAGCAAGCTCACCGGCAGCCAACAGGTCTACGGCACCGCGGCCAACACGGCAGCGCAGGGGAACGACAGCCGCTTGTCGGACGCCCGCACGCCGACCGCGCACGCGGCCTCACACAAGAGCGGCGGCGGCGATGCGATCCTCCTCAGCGAGTTCGGCGGCGATGTCCCGGTCGCCTCGCTGAGCAACGGCACCTACACGATCGTCGACTCGACGGGTACCGGCGCGCTAGACAACTGGAACCCGACGGGCCTCGACGGGAACAGCCTGATCACCTGGCACGGCGCGGCCGACGCCGCGGTGACGGGGTTCGCCGGCGGCGCCGTGGGCCTGGTGCGCGCGGTGAAGCACACCGGCACCACGAAGGTGATCACCTTCGCCAACAACTCGGGCAGCTCCACGGCGGGCAATCGGCTGCAGAACATCGCGACCAGCGCCGTAATGCCGCTCGCGCCGACGGGCTGGGCGGTGTGGCAGCACGACGGCACCGACTGGAAGATGACCGGCCACGACCAGGGCGAGGACATCACGCCCGCGTTCAACGCCGCGCACTTCACGACGAACGGCACGATGACCTGGACGGTCGAGGCTGGCGACATCGGTTCGATCTCCTACTGCCTGAAAGGCAAGCGGCTCTTTTTCCAATTCCTGATCCAGACGACATCGACGGCGGGCACGGCCACCAACCATCTGCGGATCGCCAATGGGCAGTTCGGCGGGTTCACCTTCGCCAAGCAGCTCGTGAGCGGCACGCTGCTACACAACGATGGCGGATTTGCCAACGGGTTCGTGCAGGTGGTCTCGGGTGCGCTGACCACGCTGGCGCTGGCGAAGTTCGCCGGCAACTGGACGACCGGGATCGTCAACACGCTGGCCGTCTATTGGAATGGCTCGCTCGAGGTGATCTGAAAGTGTCGGCGTTTCAAGACTTCACGGCGAACCGGACGACTGAAGCGCATCAGCCGACGCTGCTCGCGCAGCTCCGCGCGCTCGACGCGACCGCGGGCGTGCAGCACGAGGTCGGCACCCAGGCGTATCGGCTGAAGAAGGCGACCGCCTGGACGACGCCGCAACGCAACGCCGCGCAGAACGTGCTCGACACGGCACCCGAGTGGACGCCGCAGCTGCAGGCGCAGGGCGAGATCGATCAATGGCCGATCTCGACGCGCGCCTTCGCCGAGACGCTGCTCGACGAGATCAACGTGCTGCGTGCGCAGCTCGGGCTGGCCACTCGCACGCCGGCGCAGGTGACGACGGCCATCCGTAACAAGGCGGGCACCCTATGATGCGGCGCCTCTACGTCTTCATCGTGGTTCTGGCGCTGCAGCTCGCGATCCCGCTCGGGCAGTGTCTGCGGGCGCAGGGGACAACCGCCTCGCTCACCTCGACGACGTGCCCCGGGAGTGGCTGCATCGCGCTCGTGCTGAGCGGCACCGGCCAGGGCAGCGCGCATGTTACCGGCACCTGGTCGGGCACGCTGACCTTCGAAAAGGCCGACGCGCCGTGCACGACCTACGCCGCGACACCGGTGCTGCCGACGACCGGCGCGCTGGTCGCGGTCAGCTCGACGACGACGAATGGCGCGTGGTTCTTCGGCGCGACGTCAGGTCAGTGCATCCGCGTGCGCTTCAGCGATCGCACGAGCGGCACGGCGCAAGTGACGCTGTTCCTCGGGCCGGCGGGCGCGAGCGGCGCGGCGAGCAATCCGGTGACGACCACGGGCCTGACGGCCGCGGAGCTCGACGCGCGGCTCCCGCTGCCGGTCGATGCCGAAGTCACCGCGATGGTGGACACGACGGGGCTGGCCACCGATACCGCCCAGGCGACGGGCAACGCCTCGCTGGCCTCGATCGACGCCAAGCTGCCGGCGCTCGCGAGCGGGCGCGTGCCCGTCGTGCTGCCGGCGGGTGGAGGCGGCCTCACGGATACGGAGTTGCGCGCGACGCCGCTGCCGGTCAGCGGCACGGTGAACGTCGGCAACTTCCCGAGCAGTCAGGCGGTCACGAATGCCGGCACGTTTGCCGTGCAGGTGACGAGCGCCCCGACGACCACGGTCACGGGCCCGCTCACCGACACCCAGCTCAGGGCGTCGGCCGTCCCGGTCTCGGGCACGTTCTACCAGGCGACGCAGCCCGTAAGCCTGGCGGCGCTGCCGGCGCTCGCGGCCGGCTCGGCGACCATCGGGGCGATCAGCAATACCAGCTTCAACGTCGGCAACTTTCCGGCGACGCAGCCGGTGAGCGGCACCGTCACCGCTACCGGGCCACTCACCGATACGCAGCTGCGCGCCGCGCCGGTCCCGGTATCCGGACCCTTGACTGACACGCAACTCCGGGCGTCGGCTGTGCCTGTGTCGGGACCGTTGACCGACACCCAGCTGCGCGCGAGCGCGGTCACCGTGGCCGGCACCGTGACGGCGAGCGTCAGCAACTTCCCGGCGACCTTCGGCCTGGCCGCCGGCGCCGCGACGATCGGCGCGATCAGCAACACGGCCTTCACCGCCAACCCCGGGGCGCTGACGAAGGGGACGCAGGGCGCGAACGGGTTCACCGTGCAGGCGCTCGTCGACGCCGGGCGCTCCGCCGTAGCGCTCAGCTACACCACCGCGGCACCGACGACGGCCGACACCGTCGTGACCGCACTCATCAAAGCGACTGCGGGCGTCGCCGCGGCCGGCGCGCAGTCGATCGTCGCTGCCGGCGGCAAGACGCTGCGCATCACGGCGGTGAACGCGCAGATCCGGTCGACGACCGCGGCGCTCCCCTGGGCGCTCGTCACGCTGCGGATGTCGAACACGACCACCTGCACCGCGAGCTCGAGCGTCGTCGCCTATCTGGCGCAAGGCGGCACCGCCGCGGCGATCGGCAACGTCGGCCAGTTCAATACGCAGTTCCCGGACGGGTTCGAGCTGTCGGCCGGCGGCTCGTTGTGCATCTCGGTCAGCGGGAACGTCGCCACCAACGTGCTGACCTTTTCGGCGCAGGGATTCGAGTACTAGCCATGCCGCTCGATGACCTCATCCTGCCGAACCGCGCGCCGGAAACCGTGCCGAGCGAGACGGTGCGCATCACGCTCGGCATCTACCCGGACGTCAAGAAGGTCGGGCTCGAATTCTCGACGCAGATCAAGACCATCCGCCTCGAACCCGACCGCGTGCGGAAGCTGGCGATTGCCATGCTGCAGTGCGCGGATGCGATTGATCCGCCGGTGACCTCATGAGTCGGCCGCGCGCGCACGTCCGCAACGCCGCCGACCCGCAACAGGTGAAGCGCGCCGCGCGCAAAGAGCGCGACGCCGACGAGCAGCGCCTCGAGGCGATCCGCGCGGTGCTGCAAACCCCCGAGGGGCGGCGCGTGTTCTGGGACCTCCTCGTGCGCGCGAGCGTGTTCGAGAGCATCTGGAACCCGAACGTGCAGATTCACTACAACGCCGGCCGCCAGGACTTCGGCCATCAGCTGATGGCGGACCTGCTCGTGGCGGACGAGGACGGGTACGACCTGATGCAGCGCGAGGCGCGCGCGCGCCAACGTCAAGAGGACCGCGAGACGGACGCGGCACACGCGAACGCCCAGGGCCAGCAACAGGCCGGCGGCCGCGCCGTCATGGACGAATAGGAGCGAGCACCGATGAGCGACACGAAGACCGCCGCCGGTCAGGGTGACACCGATTCCGGCGCGAAGGGTGCGGCCGACAAAGCCGACACCGGCAAAACTGCCGACACCGCTCAGAAGGCCGACACCACCAAAGCGGCCGAGGGGAAAGCGGCAGCCGACGACGCGGGAAAGACCGCCGACACCGCGAAGCAGGAACCCGGGGACAAGGCCGGTGACAAACCGAAGGTCCCCGAGAAGTACACGCTCAAGGCGCCGGAGGGCGGCTACGTCGATGACGACGACCTCGTCAGAGTCGCGGCCCTCGCCAAAGCAGAAGGCTGGACAAACGAGGAAGCGCAGGCGCAGCTCGATCGCTACGCGAAAGGGACGGCCGCGCAGGCCCAGGAGTGGCTCGCGCAGACCAACGCGGATCCGGAGTACGGCGGCGAGAAGCTCGCGGACGCGCAGAAGCGCGCGCGCGCAGTCATCGACAAAGTGCGACCGGAAGGGCACCCGCGGCGCGAGTCGTTCCTCCGCATTCTCGACAAGACCGGCTACGGCAATCACCTCGAGGTCCTGAGTTTCTTCGCGGACCTCGGCAGCATGGCGGCGGAAGACAAGCCAGCGGGCGGGGCGAATCCACGAGAACCGAAGTCGTGGTACGACCACCCGACGTCGCGCGCAGTCGCCGCCGGCAAGGAGTAATCGACCCATGAAGACTGTGATCCGATTCGCGACGTTGGTCGCAGTGCTGTTTTTCGCAGTACTCGCCGTCGACGTCGGCGCCGCCAGCGTCACCAACGCGCACACGTCGACACCCGACTGGATGTACTACCTCGGGTTCAGCATCTTCGGCGCGACGCTGGCCAACAACGTCCTGACGCTCATCGACTGGGCGAAGCGGAAGGACCCGGACGGGAAGATCCCCGAGATCGTTGAGGCCCTGTCGAAGACCAACCCGATTCTGCGCGACATGCGCTGGCAGGAAGGCAACCTCGAGGTCGGCCACCAGAGCACCATTCGCACCGGGTTGCCCAACGTCTACTGGCGCATGATCAACCAGGGGATCCCGCCGAGCAAATCGCAGGTCGCTCAGGTCACCGACATGACCGGGATGCTCGAGGCCTGGTCCGAAGTCGATTCGAAGCTGGTGCGACTCGGCGGCAACCCCGACGCGCTGCGCCGCTCGGAAGCGTCGTCGTTCATCGAGGCGATGAACATCGAGATGGCCGAGACGCTCTTCTACGGCAACAGCGGGCTCGCGCCCGAAGAGTTCAGCGGCCTGGCGCCGCGCTACTCGACGCTCTCGTCAACGGTCCCCAACTACAAGAACGTCATCAGCGCCGGCGGTTCCGGGTCGGACAACACGTCGATCTGGCTGATCGTCTGGGGCGACAACACCATCTTCGGCATCTTCCCGAAGGGTTCGAAGGCCGGCCTGCAGCACGAAGACTTCGGCGAGGTGACCGTCGAGGTCAGCGCCGGCGTCGGCGGCAACCGGATGCGCGCGTTCCAGGAGCGCTTCACCTGGGACGCCGGCCTGGTGCTGAAGGACTGGCGCTACGTCGTCCGTATCGCGAACATCGACGTCAGCGACCTCGCTGGCGGCACGCCGGCCGACGTGATCAAGTTCATGACGCTCGCGACGCACCGCATCCCGGCGCTCGGGATGGGGACGGCGCGGTTCTACATGAACCGAACGGTCGCGCAGTGGCTGGACATCCAGGAGCGCAGCGCCGTCTCGACCGGCGGCGGCCTGACCTACGACAACGTCGACGGACGGCGCGTGCCGTCGTTCCGCGGCATCCCGATCGAAGTCACCGACGCGATTCTCGACACGGAAGCCGCGGTCGTCTGACGAGTCACATCAACAAAGGAGCGTTCCATGATTCTCGATGCCTTGCTCGTGTTGAGTGACGCCCAGGCGGTGACCGCCGATGCCGCGTCCACCAACACCATCGACCTCGGCGGCACCAACCGCCGCATCGGCGACGGCATGCCGCTCGTCGCGATGTTCACGATCGACGTGTCGGCCGACTTCACGACGACGGACGAGACCTACTCGTTCCAGATCATCGAGTCCGCGGCGGCCAACCTGAGCTCGCCGAACATCCTCGCGGTGCGAACCGTCTCGGCGGCGTCGGCCGGCCTGGCGGCGGGCAAGAAGGTCACGATCGGCATTCCGATCGGCACACCGACGCTGCGCTACCTCGGCGTCTACTACGACGTCGGCGGCACCACGCCGACGATCACCGTGACCGCGGCGATCATCCCGCAGTCGTTCGTCGACGAGCAGGTGTATTACCCGGGCGTCTTCTAACAGACGCGCACCAACGGAGGAGACGCACACATGGCAAAGAAGAACGCAGACGCCCCGCGTGGCTCAGGCCAGCGCGTGGCAGAAGAGACGACCGGTGCTCGTCCTCGCAGCCGCCGCGCGGCGAGCGGGAAGCCGGCGCCGCGCGAAGGCAAGTCCGTGTCGCGCAATCCGGTCACCGGCGAGCCCATCCAGCAGGGCAACCCGAACATGAAGCCGAATCGCTCGACGCCCAGCCAGCAACCGACCGGGCTCGAGACACAAGGCGGCCTCGAGCAGCCGCATCCGACGGTCGCGGCGCGCGCCGGGCGCAGCGGCACGCAACTGCCGCCGCCCGGGCGCTCGCACGACGACACGCTCCGGCAGTTCATGCCCACCGGTCCAGAGGGGACGCTGCGCGTGCGCGCCACGCAGGCCGGCTACTACCAGCACATCCGCCGACGCGTCGGCGACGTGTTCGATCTCGTGCCGCGCGAAGGCATGGTCACCGAGATCATCCGTGAGGACCCGGACGATCCGGAGTCCGACCCCGTGCTCGACCCGCGGACCGACCTGCCGAAGACGCGACAGGTGAAGAAGACCCTCTCCGCGCGCGACCAGTTCAGCGAGAACTGGATGGAAGAGGTCGACGCGAAAGAGCAGGAGCGCATCACGACGTCGAAGCAGGCGTTGCAGCAGGCGCACGACGAGATCCTCGGCGGGAAGGCGACGCGCGTTTCCGACAAGGACGTCACCGGCGCCGAGGCAAACGCGTAAGAGCGGCGCACGGCTCGGGCCTCGCGCTGTGGCGGCGTCGAGGTTCGGGCACCCATTGCGCGGGGCGGATCAACCTGGATCGTTGGGTCCGCCCCGCGCGATGTCTCTCGAGTGAAGCCGATGGCCACTAAAACCGTCATCCTGCAATACCAGATCAACCTGACCGACGTAGCCCTCGTCGCGCAGCTGCAGGGGACGACGTTCGCCGGTGGCGCGATGGGCGCCGTGATCAAGGCGCCCGACCAGGCGGCCATCGACTACAGCGCACCAAAGCTCGTCAAGCCGTACGAATTCGTTGCCCCCTCAATTACCTCGGAATGGTTCGGCACCGGCGATCACTTCCCGACCAACGTCGCGAAGTTCGATCGCAAGAGCGGTGGCTGGTTCGGGATCCCGCTGCTCTTCGGCGACACGACGCACTACTACTGGCGCGGAATCTTCGTCTACAGCCCGCCGCTCGGCGGCGGCGGTGGCGGCGGCACGCCGGCGCCGATCAGCCAGCGCCGCTGGATCGACGGCTTCGAGCTCCCGAACAACGGCGAGGGCGGCACGGTCCCGAGCGTCGGCGAGAACGCGCGCATGGCCTCGCGCCACTGCGAGGGCATGGGCCTGGCGCTGCGCTCGACGACGACGATCCGCTCGCACAACGTCAACGAAAATGCCGCCGGCTACACCCCCAACAAGACTTGGGAGCGGCTCTACATCCGCCTCGTGCAGGTGCCGGCAGCCGCGACGACCTTCTGGCGCTGTCGGGGTTCGGTGGAAAACGCGACCGGCCTCGCGCTGCAGGTCACGCCGAGCGGGCAGATCGCCTTCAACAAGGTCGACAACGTCGGCGGCTACGCCCTGGTCGCGACGACGTCGGCGATCAATCTGAACCAGTGGTATCGCGTCGACATCCTGTTCGAGTTCGGCAGCGCGGCGAAGGCGCAGCTGTATCTGAACGGCGTGCAGGCGCTGAACGTGACGAGCTTCATCGCCGGCGGCATCACCACGGCGGGCCGCACCCATGTCTCGAGCGAGCTCGGCGACTCGGCGGCGAACACCCTGAGCCTCGACATCGACGACTGGATGTCCGCCGACTGGCCGGCCACCCTCGACGGCCTCGACTGGATCAACGGCTCGCATATGTGCCTCGTGCGGCCGCAGGCGCGGGCGAGTTCGGACACCGGCGCCTGGGCGGGCGATGTGCGGACGCTGATGCAGCGGCCGACCAACAACGCCGGCGTGTCGCTGTCATCGACCACGAACGCCGGCCGCCTCGCCGTCACGACCGATGCCGCCTACATGATCGAGTCGATGCCCAACACGATCGGCTGCGCGGCCTTCGTGGTGGCGCTGAATAACTCGCGCGTCGGCGCGGCCAACGGACAGCTGGGCTACAAGATCGACGTTGCGGCGGAGGTGCTCGCTGCGATCACGCAGTCGACCACGCAAGGCTGGAACACCGTCATGTATCGGCCGTCCGGGCTGACGGCCGCGGTCAAGATCGCGCCGCTCGAACTGGTGCACACCAAGGGCGCCGATACGAACAGCTCGAGCGTGTTCGCGCTGCAGGCGGTCGCCGAGGTGCTCGGCATCTTCGGCGAGGAAGACAAGCAGCTGCAGGCGCCGACGCTCAACATCCCGCCGGGCCACAGCGGCATCCATAACGCGCCGTACCCGCGCACGCCCTGGGCGCAGCTCGGGCAGCCGCCGCAGTCGCCGGTCATCCTCGTCACCGGTACCTACGTCGGAAACGGCAGCGGCCAGGACCTGGTCTTCAAGGCGCCGGTGCACTTCCTGCGGATCCGCCCGCTCACCGGCGACGCCGGCGGCGTCACCTGGTGGTCGACGCTGATGGGCGCGCACCGCGGCAGCGACGAGGCGCCGACCGCTGGCCTCATGCCGCGGGCCGAAGTCGATCTCACGTTCCTGCCCGCGCCTGGCGAGGACCAGCAGCAGACGCGGTACCTCGTGCGCATCGGCGGTGCGCATGCGCAGAGCAACGCGAACACCGTCGTCTACAGCTACTTCGCGTTTTGCGATCCGGGCATGCGCTTCCTGCTGAACGGCGCGCTCACCGGACACAAGGGGACGGCCGATCTGGTGACGGCCCTGATCCACACGACCTTCTTGCCGGACTGGCTCTGGTTGTTCAACGAGCTCATCGGCTCGGGCACCACGGGGCGTCTGTCGACCAAGGGCCCGGGCAACGCCGCCGCGAGCGTGTCGACGCTCACCGTCGCCGAGGTCGCCAACGCATTGACGATGGCCGCCGGCGCGCTCACCGCCAAGACGGCGTTCTACACCATCAACCAGCCGAACCAGATCGCCTTCGCCGCCTTCCGGAAGGACGACGGCAGCGGCGATCCGGGCGTGCCGCGCGTCGTGCAGATCACGAGCTACGTCGGGGACGGCGCCGCCTCGAGGACGCTCGCGCTGGCGCCGGCGAGCGGTCGCCGTCCGATGTGGGCGATGGTCGTCCCCAACAACGGCGGCGCCGCCATCTTCCGCGACCCGTCGCACACCACGGTGACGAGCACGCAGGTGCCGTCGACGGCAAACGCCTCGACGGGCATCACCGCCGGCGGGATCGATCAGATCACCGTCGGCTCCGCGCTCAATTCGAACGGCGTCACCTACAACGTCATCAGCTTCCCCGGCGACAGCGTGGCCGGGAACGGCGGATGGAGCGTGGCCGGCGAGTTCGTTCCGGTCGACCCGGCGCCACCGGTCGATGGGCCCTGGGACGACATGCCCGAGGACCCGGACGATCCCGGGCCGCAACCCGAACCGGAGCCCGGACCGGAAACCCCTCCCGGCAGCGACTTCGCCACGGGCTGCGTCGCCGCGACGACCAAGATCGCGAACGTCGCGCTCTCGCGCCTCGGCATCACGAAGCAGATCGCCAACGTCAGCACCGACCAGACGCCGGAGGCGACGGTCGCCCGCCTGCACTACGTCGACGCGCTCGAGGCGACGCTGCGCGACTTCCCGTGGCCGTTCGCGACGCGCTACGCGACGCTGACGCTCGTCGCCGGCACCGATACCGTGCCGGTCAACGACGACTGGACCTACAGCTACCGCGCACCGAGCGACATGCTCTTCGCCCGGCGGTTCGTCGGCGCCGCCGGCGAGAAGCGCTCGTACGACCCGGAGCCGGAGATGTTTCGCATCGGCAGCGACAGCACCGGGCCGCTGCTCTACACGGACGTCGTCGAGGCGGACGCCAAGCTCGAATACACCTTCCGCCCGAGCTGCGCGGCGAGCTCGGGCGACGCCATGTTCCGCTCGGCGCTCGGCTGGCGCCTGGCGCACGAGATGGCGCCTGGCCTCTCGCGCGATCAGAAGAAGGTCGACTACTGCTACGCGATGTATCTCGACCAGATCGCGCGCGCGAAGGTAGCCGCGGCCAACGAGTCCCAGCAGGACCCGAACATGCCGGACGCGCCGTGGATTAGCGGGAGGGATTAGGGATGGCACGAACCCCGTCAGGTCGCAATCCAGCATCTGCACTCGCGCGGCTCACCATCAAGGGTGCCGATCGCATGTCGCCGGCGCGCCGGCGCGACATCGCCGCCTGGCTGCGCGAGTGCGCCAAGCACCTGGTGGCCAACGGTGACAACTACAGCGCGCGGTTCGTCGCGCGCTACTTCCCGGGCCGCTGATGACGCTGAGCCAGCTGAAGCCGTACTGGGTTCGCTATGAGACGCGCATCGAAAAATGGACGCGCGTCATCGGCGATCCGAAGACGTGGAAGTCAGGCGATCCGACCGAGATCGTGACCGGCCCACGGGAGTACACGATCCCCGTTAAGAAACTTGCTGATGCGCAGGGGATCGAATTCCTCTGTCCAAAATGCTTCGCCGCCAACGGCGGCGAGCGGGGCACGCATCTCTGTTCGGTGACGTTCGAGGGGCGAGGTGTCGAGTCTCACCAAGGCGCTCACAACAAAGCAGGGCAGCCGACGCGCTGGAGTGTCTCGGGAACGAGTCTCAAGAATCTGACGATAGCACCGTCGATCCTGATCGAAGACAGTTGCGGCTGGCACGGCTTCATCACGAACGGCGAGGTTACCGGTGGGTGAGTCGGTCATCCAGCGCACCTTCGCCGGCGGCGAGCTCGCCCCGGCGCTGGCGGCGCGGGCCGACGTCGCGAAGTACCAGCAGGGGCTGCGCACCTGCCGGAACTTCATCGTCCAGCGGCACGGCGGCGTCGCCAATCGCGCGGGGTTTCGCTTCGTCCAGGCGTGCAAGACGACGAGCATCACGGTGCAGCTGCTGCGCTACGTCTCGGAGGTCGTCGACGAGAGCCTGCTCATCGAGCAAGGCGTCGGGTATCTGCGCTTCTTTCGCAGCGGCGCGGCGCTCACCGTCGACATCGACGACGTCGGCGCCTACGACAACGCGACCGCCTACGTGCAGGGCGACCTGGTGTCATCCGGGGGCGTCATCTACTACGCCAAGCAGGACACGACCGGACACGCGCCGCCGAACGCGACCTACTGGCATCCGTTCACCGGCGGGGCCTACGAGCTCCCGGCGCCGTTTACGCACGTCATGCGCTGGGTGCAGTCGGGCCGCATCATCACCTTCACCCACAAGGACGAGGCGCCCTACGAGCTCGTCTTCCTGACGCTGACCCGGTGGATCCTCCGGCCGATCACCACGGCGCCGACGATCCCCGCGCCGACCGGCGTGAGCGTGACGCCTGGCGGGGCTGGGTCGCTGACCTACGGCTACGTCGTCACCGCCGGCGCCGCGGACACCTACGAGGAATCGCCGGCGTCCGCCCAGGTCATCAGCGGGAGCGTCGCCGCGCCGACAGCCGACGATCCGCACCTCATCGAGTGGGACGCGGTCGCCGGCGCCGTCGAGTACTACATCTACGCCGACCCTTACCAGAACGGCACCTACGGCTTCATCGGCACCGCGACCGGGGCGACCGAGTTCCGCGACACCGGCATCACGCCCGACTTCGCCATCACGCCACCGGTGCCGCGCGTGCTGTTCGACGCGGCCGACGGCTATCCGCACATCGCGGCCTACTACCAGCAGCGGCGGCTCTTCGCCTACACGAACGATGAGCCCGACAGCGTCTGGGGCTCGCGGACCGGCTTCTATTCGAACTTCGGCATCAGCTCACCGCTGCAGGACGACGA